GACAGCCGGGCGGGCGAAGATTGACCCGCTGGTAGCTGTATTTAACGCTGCGATGCTGATGAGTAGAAATCCTGAAGGCTCAGGCAATCTCGACGACTTCATCAACAATCCAATCATCGTAACTTGGTAGGTGCGGAATGGCGTGGTGGGACAAATGGCTAGGCAGGTCGATCGACCTTAATGCCCAGTCGGCGCCATTCTGGCGGGGTTTCTTCGGAAGCGAGACGACAAGTGGCGAGGTTGTGAACTACGACCGGGCCATGCAGTTAGACGCGGTATGGGCGTGCGTGCGAACGATACGGGACGCCATTAGCCTTTTGCCGTGCGATGTGTTCGAAAACGACGAGAAAGTCAGCAAGGATGATGAGCTTTACGTCCTCCTTGATAAGCGGCCGAACATGGACGACACGGCCCCCGAGTTCTGGGGCATGGTTGCGGACTGCCTGTGCTTTGACGGAAATTTCTTCGCGGAGAAGAAGTACGTCGGGCGCCGATTGGTTGCGCTAGAGCCTCTTTCGCCGAACTGCGTTGAAATCAAGCGGGACAAGAGTAACAGCCGTTACTACGAAGTCACAGAGCAGATGTCTGCCAACGGTAAGAAGGGCGGCGTTCGCAAGATTACCGAAGATAGAATGTTCCACGTCCGCGGCATGGTTTTGCCGGGGTGCGATCGCGGCGTTTCGCCCATTGGGGCGCTCAGGAACGTTATCGGTAATGCGCTGGCAGGAGAGAAGTCGGCGGGGCGCGTCTACAAGAAGGGCCTGATTTCGACGGTATTCCTGTCCTCGGACCAGGTTCTTAAACCCGAACAAAGGTCGCAGATCGGCGAAACGCTCAAGGCATTTGCGGGGGCGGAGAACGCTGGCGGCATTGCTGTGCTTGAGGCGGGGCTTACGCCGCATTCCATCAGCATTAACCCGAAGGACGCGCAGCTTCTTGAGGCGCGCCAGTACAGCGTTGAGCAGATTTGTAGAATATTCGGCGTCCCACCTGTCATGATCGGCCATGCCGCAGATGGCACGACGACGTGGGGTAGCGGCATAGAGCAGCTTATTCTCCAGTTCTACAAGTCGTGCCTGCTTCCGATGACGGAGCGCATCGAGGCGGCGATTTACCGTGACATTCTGGACGAGAAAACACGCAAGACGCGCAAGGTTAAGTTCAACTTCGACGCTTATCTTGAAGGTGATAGCGTTGCGCAGGCCGAGTATCTGACCAAGGCGTCGGGCGGGCCGTTCATGACACAAAACGAGGCTCGCGCGAAGAAGGGGCTCAAGCCCCTTCCGGGGGGCGACCAGTTACTTGCGCAGGGCGCGATGGTGCCGGTCGAGAAGCTCGGTCAGGAGGCCGAGGCGCAACCTGCCACCGCGCAGCAGCAACCCACCGGACAACCCAAACGCGCCGCTTAAGGAAAATCATGAAGTTCGAAAACCTGATGACCGCCTTTCTGGCGGAGCCTTGGGCTATTCAGCGCGAAAAGCTCGGTATGCTAGCCGACATTATCGTTGCTCGCGCCGAAGGCGAGAAACTTGTGCCGTCGGAGGTGGCTGCGGCCATTTCCGACGCGCGCGCCCGAGAAGTCGCTGCCGTTGATGGCGCCGTCGCTATTGTTCCTGTTTATGGCGTGCTGGCGAACAAAATGGACGCCTTTTCCGCCATGTCGGGCGGCACGTCGTATGCTGGCATCAAGAAGGCGCTGCACGCAGCCCTGTCCAATGAGGACGTGAAGGCTGTTGTGTTGGACATCGACAGTCCCGGCGGTTCGGTGCCAGGCACAGAGGAGCTTTCCAGCGAGATTCGCAGTCTGCGCGGCGGCAAGAAGCCAATCATTGCGCAGGTTAATTCGCTGGCGGCAAGCGCGGCTTACTGGATTGCGGCCAGCGCCGATGAGACCGTCGTCACGCCCTCTGGCCGCGCTGGCTCGATCGGCGTCTACACGGCTCACGACGACATTTCTGCCGCGCTGGAGAAGCGCGGTATCAAGCGAACCTATATCGCGTCGACGCCTGAAAAGGTCGAAGGCAATGAGGCGGAGCCGCTTGGCAAGGACACGCTGGCGCACATTCAGGATGGTGTGAACCGATCCTATCAGGCGTTCCTGAGGGCGGTGGCCGAGGGCCGCGGCACCACTGTTGGCAAAGTCGAAGACGGTTATGGTCGCGGGCGGGTATTCTACGCCGAGGCACTGATGGACCGCGGTATGGTCGATCGCATCGCCACGCTTGAAGAGACGATTGCCCGTTATGGCGGCACGTCTGAGCCAGAAACGGTGCGCCGCATCAAGGCTGCCAACCAGTCGCGCCGCGAGGCTGCGGAAGTCTTGGCCGCCAAGATGGCCGCGGGTGAAAAGATTACAGTTCGCGAGTTCGAGCATGGCATCAGGGGACTGATGGGCTTGAGTGGCGCTGAGGCAGAGCGGGCCGCTCGGCTCTACCTCAAGAAAGATCAGGGGGAGCCTGATGTCGATGCGGAAGCACTAGCTGCGCTGGATCGCCTGTTGGCGGCGGCGCGTGACTTTCCCCAATTGAATTGAGGTAAACTATGAGCGAAAACGCACTCGCCGAGAAGATCGGCGAACTTGGCCAGTCGCTGGCCACCATTAAAGAAACCGTCGGCAACCTCGGCACCGACTTCACGGCCAAGCTCGCCAAGCATGGCGAGGCATCTGCAGATCTCACCAGCAAGGTCGATAAGGCGCTGACCGAGCTTGGTGAGGCCACCACGCGCCTTTCCGAGCTTGAAAAGCGCGCCGCTCGTGAGAAGGAAGCTTCGGAGGACGCCGAAGTTGGAGGATACGGCGACCAGCTCGTTAACTCCGAGGCGTTCAAGGCGCTTGATTCGGCTGGCGCTTGGCGTGGCTCGATCCGCGTTCAGGCTGAGCGCGCTGATATCACTTCCGGTAATACCACTGTCGGTGCTGGCCGTTCGGCTGGTACGTCGCTGGTTCCCGGCGCTCGCGTTCCGGGCATCATCGCTCCTCCGAATCGTCAGCTTACCATCCGCGACCTACTTGCTCCCGGCACCACGTCGCAGTCGAGCGTCGAGTTCGTCAAGGAGACCGGCTTCACCAACAACGCCCGTCCGGTTACGGAAGGCACCCAGAAGCCGAAATCGGACATCACGTTCAACCTGTTCACTACGCCGGTGCGCACTCTCGCGCATATCTTCAAGGCGTCGCGGCAGATCATGGACGACGCTCCGGCGCTCGCCTCCTACATCAACGCGCGCGGCACTTATGGCCTCAAGTTTGTCGAAGAGAACCAGCTTCTCAACGGCAACGGCACCGGCCAGAACCTGAACGGCATCCTGCCGCAGGCTACCTCGTTCGCTCCGGCGTTCAACCCGTCCGACGAGACGGCGATTGATCGCCTGCGCCTTGCGGTTCTTCAGGTCGTGCTCGCCGAATACCCGGCTTCAGGCTTCGTGCTGAATCCGACCGATTGGGCGCGCATCGAACTGACCAAGGACAACGAGGGCCGTTACATCGTCGGCAACGCTCAGTCCCCGATTGGTCCGTCGCTGTGGGGTCTGCCGGTTGTTCAGACGCAGGCTATGGCCGCAGGCGAGTTCCTTACCGGCGCGTTCAATCTTGGAGCTCAGATCTTCGACCGCATGGGTGTTGAGGTTCTGCTTTCGAGCGAGAACGTCGATGACTTCGAGAAGAACATGCTCACTGTACGCATTGAAGAGCGCCTTGCTCTTGCGGTGTACAGGCCTGAAGCCTTCGTCACCGGCGACATCGACACCGTGACCACGGCATCGGCCTAATGGCCAAACAAGGGGCGGGCTTCGGCTCGCCCCACCACCTTCGGAGTGTGCATGCGAATCCAATACCTAAAGACCTTGCTCGACGGCAACGTTACGACGCGCAAGGGCACAATCGCCGAAATGGACGATTGGAAGGCGCGTGAGCTTATCGCGCTTGGCTACGCCGTACATATTCCAGAGGTGGAGAAATCTATTGCGGCGCCGTTGGTCGCCGCGCAGGCAAACCCTACGAAGGCGCGCCGACCGATTGGCCGCGATGGCTCGGCGAAACCTGCGTCATCGTCGCAGGAGGCCCCAGCGCGGCCGAAGCGGACCTACAAGAAGCGCGAGGCCGCTGCAAAGTAATCACGATCAACAATTCGTGGAAGTTGGCTCCGTGGTCTAATGTCCACTACGCCTGCGACTATGATTGGTGGCGATCTGCGCGCGGCCTGCTCGATTACAAGGGCCTGAAATTCGGCGGCGATGTTCGTGACGGCAAGTGGGGCGTGCGGCCTATCAAGATCGATATGCGCCGCGACGAGATTGTCATTCATCAGTTCGGCAAGGTTGGATACGGCGGCAATTCAGGCTTTCAGGCGCTGAATCTTGCGGTGCAATTCGGGTGCCGCACGGTCATTCTAGTCGGTTACGACATGCACGATCGCGCCGGTATCCACTGGCACGGTCGGCACGAAGGTGGCCTGCGCAATCCGACCAAGACAAGCTTGGCGCGCTGGCGTGGCGTGCTGGACAGCCAGGCAGAGCCGCTGAGGCAAATGGGCGTGCGCGTGCTGAACGCGAGCACCATTAGCGCGCTGACTGCCTATCCCAAAATGGAATTTAGCGCGGCGTTAGCCGCAGCGGAGGAAACGACTTGCTGACTGTGGTGTTCATCCTGTAACAAGGGCGACCCCCGGCCGGACTGGCATCCGACGCGGAGGTCTGAACACCGCCGAGCGTAGGAGGCTCCGCGATGCCTAATTCACCTACTAATCCATTCCTTTCCTCTAATCCAGTCGTTTGCGTTGATTGTGGAGCGGTTTGCGAGCGCGCAAGCAACCGCCAAATCCGCTGCCATGAGTGCAAGAAGGCGAATCATGCCGCCAAGCAGCGAGCGTATCGTTTGGCGACCCCAGAGAAGATATCGGCGTTCAATAAATCGTACAGGGAAGAAAATGGCGATAGCCTGAGGGAGCGCGACCTAGAGCGTTATTACCGGATAAAGGGCGATCCTCAGGCAAATTCAGAATATCTTTCAGCGCAACGCGATCGAGCGAAGCGGAGGCGGGAGTCCGAGACTCCCGCAGAGCGGGCAGCGCGGTTGGAGTATCAGCGCGATAGGATGGCAGCGTACAGAAAAAATGACCCGGAGAAATTTAACCAATACTCCAGGGAATACTACGCCAAGAACGCAGAGAAAATGCGAGAAACCGCCAAGAAGAGGTACGCATCGGACCCAATAGGCGCGCGCCTAAGCGCGGGTATCCGTCGGACGCTTAGAGGCGGCAAGGGCGGCCATAAGTGGGAGATGCTCGTTGGTTACACGGCAGAAGAACTAAAAGATCATCTGGAGCGCCAGTTCTTACCCGGCATGACGTGGGAGAACCGAAGCGAATGGCACATTGACCACATATTGCCTGTTTCGAGTTTCAACTATGACAGTCCCGACCATCCCGATTTTAAGGCGTGTTGGGCGCTGACGAACCTGCGCCCGATGTGGGCGAAAGACAATCAAAAGAAGAGCGGAAAGAGGGTCACGATACTATGAATTTGGTGAGCCTCACACTTGCGCGCAAGCATCTCCGTGTAACGCACCCGGACGATGACGCCGAAATAGAGGCATATCTCGCCGCGGCGGAAACGATCGTGACGGAGTACCTTGACCGCGCCGTTTATGGTCCGGTTGACGATAG